AGCTAATACTCTATATCATAGCAACTATATATAGAGTGTTTGGCATATTATAGAAAGGAGTATAACAATGGCAGAGATTAAGCAACTAACCGAATATGATGAACAAATGATAGTTGCTGATTACGCTATGTTAAACTCATACCAAGCAGTAGCCGATAAGTGGCAAATTAGCAACCAAAGAGTGCAAAGAATAGTGGAACGGCGTGAGAAAGCGTTAGAAACCATTACTGAGATAAAAAATACTGTCGCTTATGATGTTAATAACTTTGTTAAATCCATCCAACCCACAGTCAAGTTAATCATAGCCACCTACCTAGCCGAGATACTCAAACCTGAAAAGATTGCTAAAACATCGCCAAAAGACTTGGCAATTGTTATGGGTATCTTACAAGATAAGTTCGGTATGTCGCTAGATGAGGCCACCAAATCAGTTCATAGCTCGTTAGATGGCTTACTTGATAAATTAAAGAAACCAGAGGATAAACCTAGTGAGTAGCTTTGTTTGGACTGACTTATTAGTTGATCGCTTACGATTAGGCATACAAGACCACGCTTATCTTATAGCAATGGAGGGACCAGCTCGTAGTGCCAAGACAGCACTAGCAATCCAACTGTTCTTTATGAGTGTATACGATAGCGATGAGCAATACCACATCCTAGCAGGGCAATCCTACGAAACCATTACTCGCAACCTACTAGAAGCCGATGTTATTGGGCTACTTAAAGCGTTTGACCTTAAATTAGAGCGAGATAAGATAGGTAATGCTTATATACCAATCCAGTCTAGTAAAGGGCGTAAGGTAGTGCGATTGCTACCTTATAGCGATAAATCTAGGTGGAAATCTATTCTAGGTGGCACAATAGGGGTATGCTTTATAGATGAAGTTAATATCGCCGATAAGCAGTTTGTATTAGAAACCTTTGCTCGTCAAGCTTCAACCGATAGACCAAAGCAAATATGGACACTTAATGGTGATGATCCAGAGCATTACATTTACCAAGAGTTTATTAACTACTGCCAAATAGTAGGCGATGTCCCAAGTTCTACATTAGGCATTATGCAATCGTTCCAAGAGAAAAATGGCATTAAGCAAGGTTATTACTATATGCACTTTAAGATGAGTGATAACCCAGTTATGAGTCCTGAAAAGATAGCGAGAATATCGCAAATCTACCCTGTTGACTCGTTCTATTATAAGACCAAAGTATTAGGTGAGCGTGGAGTTCAAGGCGATATGCTATTCCTAGACTATATGAATAGCCGACTATTGATAGATGCTAGTATACTTAAAAAAGATATTAAACGCTATACGATTGGCGTTGATATAGGTGAAACCCAAGCACTCAACTCGTTTGTATTAGTGGGTTGGACAGAGGGCTACCGATATGCAGTTGTAATGAACGAGCTACACTTTCAAAAAGTGGGCTATAAAGAAAAGACTGCTAAATTACAAGGTTGGTTAGAGACTATACTTAAATATGTCCCATCTCAAATGGTAGAGGGTATATTTATTGATAGTGCTGAATCCAACTTTATTGCCGATATAGGTGGCGACTTCTACCGAGATTATGGAATTAAGGTAGCACCATCTTACAAGGCAACCATTAAAGAGCGTATAGATATGATGATTATTGGGTTTAGCACCCAACGAATCTTAATAGACAACTCGTGTAGAGCGATATACGATAGCTACGCCAAAGCGATACGAGAGAAAGATGGGCGTAGGCAAGATGAGAATAAGCCAGAAAACGACTTAATGGATGCTACCGAATATGCCCTAACTAGACATATGGTGGCACTGATGAGGGGTGATTAAATGGGGTTATTAGACAATATAGGCAACTATTTTAGAGAAAGGCGATTACTGAAATTAAGGGGTGATTTGGAGATGCTAACTAAAAGCCAATATGCTTGGAATCCATACCGAGTGGTTATACCTGAAACGCTAGTCCAAAAGGATTTAGTAGCGAGAGGTATGTTGGAGTCGCTAGTATGGTATAGTGGTAAAACCGAAGCGTTAAGAGAGTATTACACTAAAACTGTAAGTTCCATACCTGTTGGTAGTGGCGAGGATTTTAGGCAAGACTTCTTTTGGCGTAGTGCATTAGAAAACACACGCAAGATACATAGTGGCTTACCTCAACTTATCAGTAAGACAATGTCCAAGTTGATATTTGGTAATGGCATACAAATACAACCAAGCGTTTACAATGAGAGTGGAGTGCTAGACCAAGCAGCAACCGATACCACCAAAGAGGCGATTGATTTAATCGTTAAAGAAACCGATTTACTCCATAAGCTCTCAACTGGTGCGATTACTGAATCGTGGGCTGGGCATATTGCTTATAAGTTATCGTTTAATCTAGGACTATCACCTTACCCAATAGTAGAAGCATACGATCCACGCTACTTTGACATAATTAAATTAAGAGGCGTGTTAATCGGTATAGTATTTAAGAAATACATTGAAGCAGGTAAAGGGCAAGATGCCAAGCGTTATGTCCTAAAAGAGTTTTATACCACCAACGAGCAAGGAGATGCAGTTATCAACTACTCACTCCATCAAGTATTCGCCGATGGTAGAGAAGTTGAAGTGCCATTAACCTTATTACAAGAGACTGCCGATTTAGCTGAAATCAACCCAGTAGTATTTACAGGGTTAAAGGGTATATTAGCATTTGAGAAACCTAACATATTAGAGAGTTCACTATTTACCGATAGCCCATTTGGGCAAAGCGACTATGATGTTGCTTACTCGTTATTTGATGGACTTGATGAGATTGTTAGTGGCATAGTAGAGGAAATACGCACCAATAAGACAATGCGTATGATACCAGAGGACTTTATACCTCGTGACCAAGCAGGTAATTTTAGTAAAATCAACCAATATATTACTAACTTTATCAAATATAAGAGTGATATTGACCAAGATGCCAAGAATAAGATTGATACCACTGTAATTCCTGATAAGACTGCCGACCATTACGAGAAATGGCGTGTATTAGTAGCCAATGTATGTAATGCGTGTGGATTATCACCGATTAGTTTAGGTATTACAGGGTTAGAGTCAATCGCTGGTAGTGATAAGACTACTCGTGAGAAAAATAAGACATCGCTTGAAACTCGTGCGATTAAGATTGAGTTATGGAAACCATTTTTAGAGAAGTTCCTATTAAAACTCCTAGAATTGACTACCTACATCCAATCCCAATACCCAGAAGCTAGACCAATGGGTTTCCCACAGATTAGCGTTAACTGGGCTAATACTGATATAGCAGTCCAATTCAACGATTATCTAGTCAACTCTATTGAGGACAAGATTGCTACTTGGAGTCAAGCAAAGGCCACAGGCGTTGCTTCCATTGAAACAGTAGTTAACCAAATATGGGGCGATGAGTTAAGCGATGAGGACAAATTAGCCGAAGTTAATAGAATTAAGGTTGAGAATAATATGCCGATAGATGATCCAAGCGTATTAAACATCAACGAGAGCGATTTATATGACCAACTTAAATCCCAAACCGAACAAGCAGGTATGGATGTTAACGAGGTTAATGGGCGTGTTGTAGTAACTGGCACTCCTAACCGATGAAGTTAAATCCTAATGTTGCCGAGAGTGAAGTAGTAGATATACAAAGCGTTACATTGAGAATAAAGGAATTAGTGCTAGACAATGTAGCGAAAGGTGTAGATAAGAAGCTTACCGAGCAAGAGATATTAAAAATTATCAATAGCATCAAGTTCCAAGATGAGCAATTAACCTTAACTACACGCAAGACACTACGAAACTTTGCTAGAACGACATATTGGCAGCACTCAATCGCTATGCGAAAGTTAGCCAAACAATATGAACGAGATATGGCAAAAGAAGTTCCATCTTATAAAGTTGATTTAGCAGGTGGATTTAATCCCATATTAGAGGCAACCAAGTTTAGACCATTTATAGATACTGCACCAAAGGGCTTGGCAGTTATAGATAATTACCAAAAGCGAGTTAGAAGCGAGATAGAGCGAATTGCTGTTGAAGCACCTATCACTAAAACTCGTAAACCTGATGGGACTTATAAAGAAGTTAGTTTACGCAACCTAGCCGAAATGAGAGTGCGATATGAAGCTAACAACGATGACTTAAAAGACTATGAGAGCAAAGGTGTAGATTTAGTATTTACTAGTTCACACGCCGATAGCTCTATACGCTGTGCTCCATATCAAGGTAAACTCTACTCCATTAGTGGTAAGAGTGGCACGATAGATGGCATTGAGTATACACCACTAGATATAGCATTACTAGGACCTGATGGCGATGGTAATGGCATTATCAATGGGTATAACTGCCGACATAGGTTAATCCCATATCAAAGGGGGTTAAAACCACCTACCGATTATGATAGTCGCACGATTAGGCGTGAACGAGCAATAGACCAACGCCAACGCTACCTAGAAAACCAAATACGCAACCTTAAAATGAAAGAGCAAATGAATAGGACACTAGGTGATAGCGAGAGAGCCGATGAGTTAAATGCTAGGTGGAAACAAACCGAGCGAACTTATCAAGCATACTCGTTAAGAAATGGTAGAGCGTTCTACCGATGGCGTTATCAAGTAAGTAGAGCCGAAGTATAGATACAGGGCAACCTGTTAATATATGCCGAGATGGAGGCATTAAACCGATTAAATACGCCGAGTGGTGCGATAACCACTATTCCATAGATGGCATACATCGTAAAAAATGAAAGGATGGAAATATGGACAAGTTAAAAGAGTTATTAGGTGAGGAGTTATTCAAGTTAGTTAGTGAGAAGTTAAAAGATGGTAAGTTTGTATTTGGCGAAGCCGATACCTATATACCAAAATCTCGCTTTGATGAAGTGAATAACGAAAAGAAAGAGTTGAAAACCCAACTAGGTCAGCGTGATTCTCAAATTGTTGAGTTGCAAACCAAGTTCAAAACTAACGAGGAGTTAGCAAAGGAGTTAGAAAACTATAAGACACTTAATAGCAAAGCCGAGCAAGAGTTCCAAACCAAGTTGCAACAAGTTAAGTTTGATTATGAACTTAACCAAGCGTTGGCAAGAGCAAATGTTCGCAATACCAAAGCAGTCAAGGCTTTATTGGAGTTAGATAAAGTTAAGTTAGAAAATGATACATTGGTAGGACTAGATGAGCAACTTAAAGCATTACAAGATAAGGAAACTTACTTGTTTGCTCAAAAAGAGCCAGTTGTCCCACCAGTAGCAGGAGTAAAACTTGATGGTGCTAACGCAAAGGGCGTTGATCCTGTTGAGGAAAAACTACGAAAAGCTATGGGCTTAAAACCAAAGGAGTAATTAGACAATGGCAAATAACATTGCATTAGCAAAAAATTATATACCTCTATTAGATGAAGTATATAAAACCACAGCATTAACTGCTGTATTAGAATCACCAGCCGAGTTAGCAAGAGCAGGAGCATCAGCTCGTGAAATCTTACTACCTAAAATTGATATGGTTGGACTAGGTAACTATTCTCGTTCTACTGGTTATGCAGCAGGAGATGTTACACTAGCATACGAAACACACACTTTCAACTTTGAAAGAGGACGCAAGATGTCTATTGACCAAATGGACAATGAGGAAACACAAGGCGTTTTAATTGGTCGTTTATTAGGCGAATATGTTAGAACAAAAGTTGTTCCTGAACTAGATGCATTTAGATTTGCAAAGTTCGCTACCGAAGCTATCACTGCTAACATTGGACACAATGTCGCTGCCAACTTAACAACTGGTAATGGTGCATTAGCAGCTATTCGTGCAGGTTTAACCAAGTTAGATGATGCCGAAGTTCCACCAGAGGGTAGATTCCTATTTATCACTCCTACATTGTTAGGATTGATTGAGGACTTAAAGACTGATGAATCAAGAGCAGCATTAGCTGGTTTAACAGTTGTCAAAGTTCCACAAGCTCGCTTCTATACTGCAATCACACAAGATGCAGGTGCTACTGCTAGTGCAGGTGGCTACACTTTCACTAACAACGCTTCATCAAACATTAACTTTATGTTAGTTCATAACACTGCACCAGTTGTTTTCACTAAACACTTGGTAAGTGATGTTCTACCACCAGAAGTTAACCCAGATGCCGATGCTTGGGTATTAAAATATCGTAACTATGGACTTGCCGAAGTCTTGGAAAACAAGATTCAAGGTATCTATGTCCACTACGAAAACAAACTACTTACTGTTTAATTAAATTAAGGGTGGGAGCAATCCCACTTTACTATGCTTTTAAGAGTAATCGGTGGTGCAACTCCACCAAAGAGCAAAAGGGGTGTAATTATGAGAGTTACCTATAAACAACTAATTCAAAAGTTCGGTTTAGATATTGCGAAGCACTTAACCCAAAAACAAGTGGAGGAGTATATCTTACAAGCCGAGAATAACATTTTAGATTACATTGATAACCACGCTATTACTGCCTTTGATATTGATACAGTATCTACTTATGAGGGTGGCGTTATTGATGACTGCATCTTAATCCAAACCAAGTATATTATTGCTAATGGTGGCGATTTAAGTGAAATGAGTGGGTTTGATCCAGTATCTAACCAATTCCAATCAATAGAGGAAATCCAAAAGCGTATCGTAGCACCAGTAGCTCAACAAAAACTCCAAAAACTATCTTACTTCTATCGTGGGGTGTTATAATGATTAACCAATATCTAGGTAAATGGATTGAGTCCACTATTGATATTGATAGCATTGACT